ATGCCCGCTATTCTCCTCACGCCGCCCGCGGCGGAGCCGCTGTCGCTTATCGACGCCAAGGCCTTCCTGCGCGTCGAGCACGGCGACGACGACGCGCTGATCGCGGCGCTGATCGCCGCCGCGCGTGGCCATGTCGAGGCCTTCGCGCGCTGCGCGCTGGTCGCGCAGACCTGGCGGCTCACGCTCGACCGCTGGCCGGACAGCGGCCGCATCCGCCCGCGCATCGGCCCGCTGCAGGCGCTCGCGGCCGCGCGGCTGCGCGACGCGGCGGATGGCGCGACCGACATCGAGACCGGCGGTTTCGTCGTCGATCGCGCGACGGGTGAGATCGCGGCGCCGCCCTGGGCGCTGCCGCCGCCGCGGCGCGCCACCGCCGGCATCGAGCTCGATCTCGACGTCGGCTTCGGCGCCGCCGCCGACGTGCCGCCGATGCTGGCGCAGGCGCTGCGCATGCTGGTGGCGCACTGGTACGAGAACCGCGGCCTGATCGCCATCGGCCAGAGCGTGGCGATGATGCCCGCCAGCGTCAACGCCATGATCGCCGCCTATCGGATGCCCGTGCTATGATCGATCCCGGCCGACTGAAGACCCGCCTCGTGGCGCAGCGCCCCGTCGAGACGCCGGACGGGCAGGGCGGCGTGACGCGCGCCTGGGAGTCCTTCGCCACCGTGTGGGCGCAGGTGAGCCCGCGCGCGGCGCGCCACGATGTCGTCGCCGATGCCGACGGCGCGACGCTTCTCTGGCGCATCGTGCTGCGCACCGGCTTGAGCCTGACGCGGCAGCACCGCTTCAGCGACGGCGCGCGCGTCTACCGCATCATCGTGATCCGTGACAGCGACGACGGCCGCCTCGTCGAGATCGACGCCGAGACGCGGCAGGAGTGAGGCGCAATTTCTCGCCGTCATTCTGGGGCGCGCGTGAAACGCGCGAACCCGGAATCTCGTCGCTCCACGATCACGTCGAAACCGGAAGAGATTCCGGGTCCGCGCCAACGCGCGTCCCGGAATGACGCCTGTGGCGAAAGGATACAGCATGCTTCCCGCTCACCTCGCGCTGCGCGCTGCGATCCGTAACGCGCTGCTGGCCGACGGCGCGCTCATCGCCGCGCTCGGTGGCAGCCGCGTCTACGACGAGCCGCCGCGCAATGCGGCGTTTCCCTATGTCACGCTCGGCGAGGCGCGGCTCCTCGATGCTGCCGCCGACGGCGGCGCAGTGCAGGAGCATCAGCTGACGCTGCATGTGTGGTCGCGCCAGGGCGGCCACCGCGAGGCGCACGTCATCGCCGGCGCGCTGTTGTCGGTGCTCGACGACGCGCCGCTGGCGCTGAACGATCATCGCCTCGTCAACCTGCGCTTCACCATCGCCGACATCCGTCGCGAGAGCGACGGCCGCACCTATCACGCGCTGGTGCGCTTTCGCGCAGTGACGGAGATGGCGGCGTGATTGGATGAACACGCGATCGGCTCCGCACACATATCCGTCATGGCCGGGTCAAGCCCGCGCATGACGATCCAAATTGCGGCAGGCGCCGCTGTTCATTGAGAGATTCAAGGAGGCTTCCCATGTCTGCCCAGAAAGGCAAGGACCTGCTGCTGAAGATGCACGACGGCGCGGGCTTCGTCACCGTCGCGGGGCTGCGCAGCCGCCGCATCGCCTTCAACGCCGAGACGGTGGACGTGACCCACGCCGAATCCGCTGACCGCTGGCGCGAATTGCTGGCCGGCGCCGGCGTGCGGCGCGCCTCGGTGTCGGGGCGCGGCCTGTTCCGCGACGCGGCGTCGGACGCGCTGGTGCGCCAGACCTTCTTCAACGGCGCGCTCGCGAGCTGCCAGGTGGTGGTGCCGGATTTCGGCACCATCGAAGGCCCGTTCCAGATCGCGGGCTTCGAGCTCGCCGGCGAGCACAACGGCGAGGTGACGTTCGAGCTGTCGCTCGAGTCCGCCGGCGCGCTGACGTTTGCGGCGGCGTGACGGTTACTCCACCTCGTCATTGCGAGCCAACGGGTCCGCGTAAAGCGCGGCCCGATGACAGGCTCTGCGAAGCAATCCGGAACCAAGCTTGCAGCACACGCAGGCTGGATTGCTTCGTCGCTTCGCTCCTCGCAATGACGGGGAGAGGCGTTGCGCGCAACGATAAAAATAACCCAAGGAGCCCTTCCATGCCCAACATCCATCGCGGCGAGATCGAGGCGGTGCTCGGCGGCCGGCGGCGCACGCTGGTGCTGACGCTCGGCGCGCTGGCGGAGCTGGAGGCCGCGTTCGGCGCGGCCGACCTGGTAGCGCTGGCGGAGCGCTTCGGCACCGGGCGGCTGTCGGCGCGCGATCTGGTGCGCGTCATCGCCGCCGGCCTGCGCGGCGCCGGCGAGGCGGTGAGCGACGACGAGGTGGCGGCGCTGACCGCGGACGGCGGCGCGGCGGGCTACGTCCGCATCGCCGCGGCGCTGATCGCCGCGACCTTCGAGGAGACGGAGGCCGCGCGATGACGCCGTTTCCCTGGCGCGAGGCGATCGGCTTCGGGCTCGGCGTGCTGCGGTTGGCGCCGGACCAGTTCTGGCGCATGACGCCGCGCGAATTGGCCTGCGCCGTCGCCGCGGTGCGCGGGCCTCAAGCCGCGCCGCCCGACCGCGCGACGCTCGACCAGTTGATGCGGCGCTTTCCAGACAAGCCGCGCGGAGGATGACCCATGGCGACCGACATCGACGGCGCGACCGACGCCGCGCAGGCGTTCGACGGCCTCGCGCTGCGCACCCGCGATCTTGAATTGTCCGCGCTGAGCTTCTCGCGCGCGATGACCGGCGCGTTCGCGTCCTCGGTCACCGGCGCGCGGCAGTTCGACGACGTGCTGAAGTCGCTGGTGCTGCGGGTGTCCGATCTCGCGGTGCGGCTCGCCTTCAAGCCGCTGGAGAAAAGCATCGCCAGCGGCATCGGCAGCCTGCTGTCCGGGCTGACCGGCACGGGCGGCGCCGCCGGCGTCGCGCTCGCCGCGGCATCGGGCGCGGTGAAGCCGTTCGCGAGCGGCGGCGTGATCGGCGCGCCGACCTACTTTCCGCTGTCGCCCGGCGGCATCGGCCTCGCAGGCGAGGCCGGGCCCGAAGCGATCATGCCGCTGGCGCGCGGGCCGGACGGCCGCCTCGGCGTCGCCGCGCAGGGCGGCGCCACCCAGGTCACGATCCAGATCGCCACGCCCGACGCCGACAGCTTCCGCCGCTCCGAGAGCTACGTCACCGGCCAGATCGCCCGCGCCGTGGCGCGCGGCCAGCGCGGGCTGTAACGGGCAACAACAAGATGTCATGGCCGGGCTTGACCCGGCCATCCATGTCTTGCCGATCGCTCGAAAGGGTGGATGCGCGGGTCAAGCCCGCGCATGACGCATCGATAAATGTTGCGATGTGCTGCGCATTGCAGCGCGCCCGGGACACGTCCGTCCGTCATCCGGAACATCACCATGCCCAGCTTCCACGACGTTCTGTTTCCGCTCGACATCGCGCTGCGCAGCGCGGGCGGGCCGGAGCGGCGCACCGAGATCGTCGCCTTCGGCTCCGGCCGCGAGGAGCGCAACGCGCGCTGGGCGCATTCGCGCCGCCGCTACGACGCCGGCTTCGGCGTCAAGACGCTCGATGCCTTGCAGGAGGTGGTGGCGTTCTTCGAGGAGCGGCGCGGCCAGCTCTACGGCTTCCGCTGGCGCGACCGGCTCGATCATTCCTCCGCGCCGCCGGGGCAGGCGGTGACGCCGCTCGATCAGCCGCTCGGCACCGGCGACGGCGCGCGCGCGGCCTTTCCGCTCGTCAAGACCTATGGCTCGACCTACGCGCCCTATGTGCGCGCGATCCTGAAGCCCGTGCCGGGCAGCGTGCGGGTCGCGGTGGCGGGCGCGGAAGTCGCGGGCAGCGCCTTCACCTGCGATACCGCGACCGGCATGGTGACGTTCCTGCCGGGCCACGTGCCTCCGCCCGCCGCGGCGGTGACGGCGGGATTCCTGTTCGACGTGCCGGTGCGTTTCGACACCGACTATCTCGAGGTCGACCTGTCGGCCTTCGCCGCCGGCGCGATCCCGAAGATTCCGCTGGTCGAGATCCGGCCCTGATACGTCCTGTCGTTCCGGGCGATTGCGCAGCAATCGAACCCGGAACCTCGATGCGATGAGCAGGTGAAACATGAAAGAGATTCTGGGGCCGCGCCAGCGTGCGTCCCGGAAAGACATTCGCGGAGAATGCGATGCGCGAAATTCCTCCTGCCCTGCAGGCGCGGTGTGAGGCCGGCGTCACCACGCTGTGCCGCTGCTGGATCGTGCGGCGGTGCGACGGCGCGGTGCAGGGCTTCACCGATCACGACGACGATCTCGTCGTCGAGGATGTCACCTGCCGCGCCGGCACCGGCTTCGATTCGTCGGAGGCGACCGCGCGCTTCGACCTGTCGGCGGGCGGCGCGGACATCGCCGGCGCGCTGTCGGACGAGAGCCTGAGCGAAGCCGATCTCGATGCCGGGCGCTATGATGCGGCCGCCGTCGAGACCTGGCTGGTGGACTGGAGCGCGCCGGCGCTGCGCGTGCTGGTCGCGCGCGGCACGCTCGGCGAGGTGAAGCGCAAGGGCCGCGCCTTCACCGCCGAATTGCGCGGGCTTGCGGACGCGCTGGCGCAGCCGAGCGGCCGGCTCTACACCGCGCGCTGCAACGTCGATCTCGGCGACGCGCGCTGCCGGGTCGATCTCGGCTCGCCCGCGTTTCACGGCGCCGGCCTGGTGATCGCGGTGGAGAGCGCATCGACGCTGGTCGCCTCCGGGCTCGCGGCCTTCGCCGACGGCGTCTTCACCGGCGGGCGGTTGACATGGAGCGGCGGCGCCAATGCCGCGCTTGCGGTCGAGGTGAAGGACCATCGCATCGTCACGGGTGGCGCGCGGCTGTCGCTGTGGCAGGCGATGCCGCAGCCGGTGACCGCGGGCGACGCTTTCACCGTCACCGCCGGCTGCGACAAGCGCTTCGCCACCTGCCGCGACCGCTTCGCCAACGTTGCGAACTTTCGCGGCTTCCCGCACATCCCCGGCAACGACTTCGTCATCGCCGCGCCCGAGGCCGGCGCGGGGAACGATGGCGGGTCGATGGCGGGGTGAGGGGCAGCTCCCAACGTCATTCCGGGGCGCCGCGCCGCGGCGAACCCGGAATCTTTTTCAGTTCTGCGAGATTCCGGATCGGCGCTGCGCGCCGTCCGGAATGACTCAGTGTGGAAAGAACGATCTCTCCTCGTCATTGCGAGGCGCGTTGCGCCGAAGCAATCCAGTCCTGACTTGCCGCACACTCGATCTGGATTGCTTCGCGGAGCCTGTCATCGGGCGGCGCTTCGCGCCGACCCGTTGGCTCGCAATGACGGAACCAATCCTTCACCTCTCCCCTCTGGGGAGAGGTCGCGAGCGCAGCGAGCGGGTGAGGGGGTTCGGATTTCAATTCAGACATCCGGAGCCCCTCACCCCAACCCTCTCCCCACAGGGGAGAGGGAGCGCATCTCGTCGCGCGGCTGCTTCTGCGCTCGCAATGACGATGACGAAGCATTCCACAAGTTTTGAGCATCCCCATGACTCACCATCTCACCCGCGCTGCGATCGTCGCCGAGGCGCGGGCGTGGATCGGCACGCCCTATCGCCACCAGGGTTCGGTGAAGGGTGTCGGCTGCGACTGCCTCGGCCTGGTGCGCGGGGTGTGGCGCGCCTGCGTCGGCTGCGAGCCGGAGATGCCGCCGCCTTACGCGCCGGACTGGGCGGAGGCCGCCGGCCGCGAGACGCTGGCGCAGGCGGCCGCGCGCCATCTTAAGCCGGTCGCGCCCGACAGCTTCGGCGCGGGCGACGTGCTGCTGTTCCGCTGGCGCGACGGCTACGTGGCCAAGCACGCGGCGATCGCAAGCGGCGCGGGCACCATGATCCACGCCCATGACGGCGCCGCGGTGTGCGAGGTCGCGCTGACGCCGTGGTGGCGCCGCCGTCTCGCCTATGCCTTCCGCTTTCCGGGACTTGAATAATGGCCGCACTCGTTCTCTCCATCGCCGGCGGCGCGGCCGGCGCGGTGTTCGGCCCGGCCGGCGCCATTGCCGGGCGCATCGCCGGCGCGCTGGTTGGCAATGTCATCGATCGTGCGATGCTCGCGCAGGACACTGCCCGCAGCGTCGAGGGGCCGCGGCTCGCCGATCTCGACGTCATGGCGTCCACCGAAGGCGCGCCGATCCCGCGCGTCTACGGCCGCGCCCGGCTCGCCGGCCAGGTGATCTGGGCGACGCGGCTGGAGGAAGTGGTCACCACCCGCACCGAGACCACGGGAGGCGGCGGCGGGAAGGGCGGGGCTTTCGGCGGCGGAGGCGGCGGCACGGTCACCACCACCACGACCTATTCCTACTTCGCCAACTTCGCGGTCGGCCTGTGCGAAGGCGAGATCGGCCATGTCGGCCGCATCTGGGCGGACGGCACGCTGCTCGATCTCACCGGGCTCAACGTCCGCGTCCATCGCGGCGGCGAGGACCAGGCGCCGGACGGCCTGATCGTCGCCAAGGAAGGCGCGGCCAATGCGCCGGCCTATCGCGGTCTCGCCTATGTGGTGTTCGAGCGGCTGGCGCTGGCGCCGTTCGGCAACCGCATCCCGCAACTGTCGTTCGAGATCGTGCGCCCGATCGGCCGGCTGGAGCGCATGGTGCGCGCCATGACCCTGATCCCGGGCTCGACGGAATTCGGCTACGACACCGGCACGGTGGTGCGCGTGCTCGGCCCCGGACAGTCCGCGCCGGAGAACCGTCACGTCGCGACCGCCGCCACCGATCTCATCGCCTCGCTCGACGACCTGCAGGCGACGTGCCCGAACCTGTCGCGCGTCGCCGTGGTCGTCGCCTGGTTCGGCGATGATCTGCGCGCCGGCCACTGCCTGGTGCGGCCCGCGGTCGACAACGCCGTCAAGGTGACGTCCGGCGGCACCTGGGCGGTGGCCGGCGTAAATCGCGGCAGCGCCGCGGTGGTGTCGCAGGTCGACGGCCGCGCGGCTTACGGCGGCACGCCGTCCGACGACAGCGTGCGCCACCTGATCGCGGAATTGAAGGCGCGCGGGCTGAAGGTCACGCTCTATCCGTTCCTGATGATGGACATTCCCGCCGGCAACGCGCGGCCCGATCCGTGGAGCGGCGCCGCGGCGCAGCCGGTCTATCCGTGGCGCGGCCGCATCACCTGCGATCCCGCGCCCGGCGTCACCGGCTCGCCGGACGGCACCGCGGCCGCTGCGGCGCAGGTCGAAAACTTCTTTTCGGGTGGGGGCGCCGGGGGCTGGAACTATCGCCGGATGGTCCTGCACTACGCCGGCCTCGCGGCGTCGGCCGGCGGCGTCGATGCGTTCCTGATCGGCTCGGAACTGAAGGCTTTGACGCGGGTGCGCTCGGCGCCCGGTGTCTATCCCGCCGTGACGGCGCTGGCGGCCCTGGCCTCGGATGTAAAGGCCATCGTCGGCGCCGGCACGGTGGTGACCTACGGCGCGGACTGGACCGAATACGGCGCGCACGTGGTCGACCCAGGCGCGTCTGAAGTGCGCTTCCCGCTCGATCCGTTGTGGGCCTCGCCCGCTATCGATGCGGTCGGGATCGACTACTACGCGCCGCTGTCGGACTGGCGCGACAGCGCCGGCCACCTCGATGCGGGGCTTGCCTCCTCGATCCACGACCGCGCCTATCTCGCGGCCAATCTCGCCGGCGGCGAGGCCTATGACTGGTACTACGCGAGCGATGCCGCGCGCGCCGTGCAGGACCGCGCGCCGATCACCGACGGTCTCGGCAAGCCGTGGCTCTACCGCGCCAAGGATCTGTGGAGCTGGTGGTCGCAGCCGCATGTCGAGCGCGTCGGCGGCGTCGAACTCGGCGCCCCGACCGCGTGGACGCCGCGCAGCAAGCCGATCTGGCTGACGGAAGTGGGCTGCCCGGCGGTGGACAAGGGCGCCAACCAGCCGAGCACCTTTCCCGACGTGCGCTCGGTGGAGGGCGGCTATCCCCACTTCTCCAACCGCCAGCGCGACGACCTGATCCAGCGCCGCTATCTGGAGGCGCTGATCGGCGCGTTCGATCCGGCGTTCGGCGCGAGCGAGGTGCGCAACCCGGTGTCGCCGCTCTATGGCGGGCGCATGATCGACGTCTCCGCCATCCATCTGTGGACCTGGGACGCGCGGCCTTATCCGGCGTTCCCCGCGATCACCGACGTGTGGAGCGACGGGCCGAACTGGCAGACCGGGCACTGGCTCACCGGCCGGCTCGGGGCCGCGCCGCTCGATGCGCTGGTCGACGCGATCCTCGGCGACGCCGGCATCGCGGACGCGCACACCGACGACCTGCGCGAGAGCTGCGACGGCTATGTCATCGACCGGCCGCTGTCGCCGCGCGCGGCGATCGATCCGCTGGCGCTGGCCTATGCCTTCGACGCCACCGCCGCCGACGGCGAACTGGCTTTCGTGCAGCGCGGCGGCGCGCCGGTGGCGGAGATCGCCGCCGACGACCTGGTCGATCCGGCGAAGGGCGCGCCGGCGCGGCTGACGCGCGGGCAGGAGACCGAACTGCCGCGCGAGGTGAGCTTCGGCTTCACCGACGGCGCGGCCGACTATCGCCGCTCCGCGGTGACCTCGCGCCGCCTGGTCGGCGGCTCGAACCGCAAGCTGCATTCCGACCTTGCGGTGGTGACCGACGATGCCGCCGCGGCGCGGCGCGCCGAGATCTGGCTGCAGGACCTGTGGGCCGGGCGCGAAACCGTGGAGTTTTCGCTCGGCCGTCGCCACCTCGCGCTGGCGCCGGGCGACGTGGTCGGGCTCACGCTCGACGGCCGCCGCCGGCTTTTGGAGATCGGCGAGGTGGTGGATACCGAGGCGCGGCAGGTGCGGGCGCGCAGCATCGATCCGGAAGTGTTCGCGGTGCCGCTGTTCGCGCCGCGCGTGAGGCCGCCGGCGATCCCGCCCGCGCTCGGCCCGGTGCAGGCGCTGGTACTCGACCTGCCGTCGCTCGATGCGAGCGAGCCGCCGGTGCTGACGCGGCTTGCGGTGTTCGCCGATCCGTGGCCCGGCTCGGTCACGGTGTGGCGCTCCGCCGACGGCCTGAGCTTCACGCGCGCCGCCACCGTGTTCGCGCCGGCGGTGATCGGCGAGACGCTCGATCCGCTGCCGGCGGCGCCCGCCGCGTGCTGGACGCGCGGCGAGGTGCGTGTCCGGCTCTATGGCGGCGCGCTGGCGTCGGCCGCGGAGGCCCGCGTGCTCGACGGCGCCAATGCCGCGGCTCTGCTCGCGCCGTCCGGCGACTGGGAGATCGTGCAGTTCGCGGATGCCGAGCTGGTCGGCGAGCGGACCTACCGGCTGTCGCGCCTGCTGCGCGGGCAGGCCGGCAGCGAATACGCCGTGGCCTCGCCGCTGCCGGCCGGGGCGCCGTTCGTGCTGCTCGACGATCATCTGGTGCGGCTCGCCAGCGGGCTCGGCGCGCTGGAGCGGGCGATCGCGCTGCGCCTGGTGGCCAGCGGGCGCAGCCACGACGATCCGTCGGCGCTGACGCTGACGGTGACGCCGCGGCCGATCGCGCTCGCGCCGCTGTCGCCGGTGCACGTCGCCGCGCGGCGCGGCGGCGACGGCATCCATGTGACGTGGAGCCGCCGCACCCGGCACGACGGCGACGCCTGGGGCGTCGAGGTGCCGCTCGGAGAGGACGCCGAGGCCTACGTGCTCGACATTCTCTCGGGCGGCGGCGAGGTGGTGCGCAGCATCGCCTGCGCGGCGCCGTCCGCGCTCTATGCCGCGGCCGACGAACTCGCCGATTTCGGCGCGCCGCAGACGGTGCTGCACGGCCGCGTGACACAGCTCTCCTCCACGGTCGGGCGCGGCCGCCCGGCCGCGTTCACTCTCACGTTGTGAGCACCATGACCAACACGAATCATCTCGGCCTGCCGTTCATCGAAGGCAGCCAGGCGCAAAAACACGTCACCCATAACGAGGCGCTGCGCATCCTCGACGCGCTCGTACAGATCGGCGTGCTCGACGCCCATCGCACCGCGCCGCCGTCCGCGCCGGCGGAAGGCGACCGCCACATCGTCGCGAGCGGCGCGACCGGCGCGTGGGCCGGGCAGGCGCAGGCGATCGCGCTGTATGAAGACGGCGGCTGGCGCTTCTTTGCGCCGAAAGCCGGCTGGTGCGCGTGGTCGGCGGCCGACGGCGTGCTGCTGGTCCACGACGGCGCGGCATGGAGCGGGGTCGCGGGCGGCGGCGGTGGCGGCGGGACGGGCGACAGCGTCGCCAAATTCGGCGTCAACGCCACCGCGACCGCGCCGAACCTGCTCACCGTGCGCTCCAGCGCCGCGCTGTTTCACGCCGTCGCCGCCGCCGATGGCGGCAGCGGCGACATGCGCCTGCAGATCGCCAAGGAGAGCGCGGCCAACACCGCCTCGGTGTTCTTCTCCGACGCCTATGCCGGGCACGCCGAGTTCGGCCTGACCGGCGACAACGACTTCCACCTCAAGGTCAGCGCCGACGGCGCGACCTGGCGCGACGCGGTGACGTTCGACCGCGCCACCGGCCGCGCGTCGTTTCCCGGCGGCGGGGTGCGCGAGCTGCTCACCACCAACCGCACCTATTACGTCCGCACCGACGGCAGCGACAGCAATAACGGCTTGAGCAATTCGGCGGGCGGCGCGTTCCTGACGATTCAAAAGGCGGCCAACGTCATCGGCGCGCTGGATGCCTCGATCTACAACGTCACGATCTCGATCGGGGCGGGGACGTTTTCCGAAGACGTGAAATTGCCGGCGGTGCTCGGCAGCGGCGTCTACACACTGACCGGCGCAGGCGTTGCCTCCACCACCATCAAGTCGATCGAATTTCTCCCGCGCTCAACGTGGAAGTACAACAACGTCAAGCTCAGCGGCGGCGTCTCGCTGATCATCCTGGGCGCATTTTCGAACGTGCGGGCCGATGGGCCGACCGAGTACGGCACAGCGACTGATGATCATATCAGGATGGTCGACGCCATGGCCTCATGGATCGCCGAGAGCAACTACACGATCTCCGGCGGCGCGGCGCGACATTGGCGCATTGATGATGGTGGCATGATTTTTGTTTACGGCCGCACGGTGACGTTGACCGGCACGCCGAACTTCTCCGACCGTTTTGCGCGCGCCGTTTATGGCAGCAAGATCATTGCGGGATCGATGACGTTTAGCGGGAGTGCGACGGGCTCGCGGTATGTCGTTTCAACAAACGGGACCATCGGGACCGACGGCGGCGGCGCGAACTATCTGCCCGGCAATGCCGCCGGCTATGCCGATACAGGATCCGGAGGCATCTACACATGATCGCATTTGATCCCCGCGACTGGTACTGGATCGTCGGCGACGACGAGAGCTGCGCCTACTCGAGCGCCGTGCGCGGCTTTGTCGACATCACGCTGGCCGATCCCGATCGGCTCACGCGCATCGACAGCACGGACAGCCTCAAGCAGGTGCTGCGCGCGTCCAACGTGCCGCCGTATCACTCGGTGAGCCCATATCGCATCGTGCGGCGGCTGGAGGCTGCCGGGCTCGCGCAGCAGGCGCTCGACGTGATCGAGGCGCCGGACAACGCCGTGCTCAAGGCGCGGTTTTACACGCTCGCCGGTGTCGGCGGCATTCCGGCCGACGATCCAGATGCCGTTGCGCTGGTGCTGGCGGCCGGCGGTGATCCGGATGTGATCCTCGCACCTGAATAATCCATGTCCATTGGTTTTGACGCCTTCGGCCAGATCAGCGCCGGTCAAGATGCTGCTTACGCTCTATTGTATGCAACGTGATTATGCGAGTTCTTTAAGCGCCGAATGATGACAGGCGTGTAGGTCGGTCCATCCTGAGGGGATGATCCAGCGTCTATCTGTCAGCCTACCGTAGCGCCGCCAAAAGGCGCGGCGTAATGGGTTGCATCGCTCATCCAACAGGCTATTTCGCAGGGCGAAAGCTTCTATGGTTTGCGCCGCGGTGAGCCAAAATCGCTCAGGCAGGTCGCGGCCAAACAAGCCTGAGTGCTCCACGCCAAAGCGCACATCAATATACCGGCCTTCGCGAGCCGGACTCGGGGCGCGAGTGAGTTTATGATAGGTCTGGTTGACGATCTGGAAGCGGTCGTATCCGAGCGATTGGAGCGCGGGAATGCTGTCTGCGCTGGGTGTTTCGATGGACAGAAAGCGTGGTAGTGCGTCGAGTTCGGTTAGCTGTTGGACGACGCCATCGTCCGCTCCTTCGATGTCGCATTTGAGATAGTATGGTACTCCGTGCCGCGCGATGAGAGTTGCGATTGATATCGTCGATACAGTCGCGTGACGACTCGTTCCGTTTCTTTCGGCAAGCTCTTTGATTGTGCTGCTCTGAGCGCCGAGCATGAAGAAGCTGATCTTCTGGTCGTCGCGGTCTGAGACTGCACGGTCGATCAGGGTGTAGCGGCCTTCGGCGATCTCGCTAGCGAATATCGTTTTCGCTTGCATGGCATATTCCGGGTGCGCCTCGACCGCAACGACCCGGAAGCCTTTGTCTAGGTAGTAGCGAGAGTCCTGACCGTCGAAAACGCCAAGATCAAAAATTAAATCGCGTGAAATTTTCATTGCCGCGCTCCAAGCGCGCCTACCCTACCTACGACCCCACCACCCAGTCAAATAGGCCGACGCGGCGAAGACCGGGCTGCAGACAAATCTCAGGAGACATCAACCATGCCCAACGCTGCGTCCGCGGCGCGATTTGCGCTGCCTGCGTGGTTCGTCGCCGCGCAACAGGAGATCGGCACCCGCGAGCAGCCCGGCAATCGCGGCCCCGCGATCCGCCGCTATATCGCGGCCGCCCGCTGCGGCGCCGAGGGCGATCCGTGGTGCGCGATCTTCGCCAACGCGATGCTCGAGCTTTCGGGCATCCGCGGCACGCGCTCGGCGCTCGCGCGCTCGTTCGAGCGCGACGCGCACTTCGTGCGGCTCGACGGTCCGGCGCTCGGCTGCATCGTCACCTTCTGGCGCGGCACGAAGGCGAGCGGCCTCGGCCATGTCGGCTTCTATGCCGGTGAGCGGGTCGGGCGCATCCACACGCTCGGCGGCAACGAGAGCGACATGGTGCGCGTTGAACCGTATCCGAAAGCCGCCGCACGCATCGGGCTGTCCGGCTACTTCTGGCCGAAAGGTTTAGCCCTGCCCGTCGTCGGCGCGCTGCCGCCGCATCTCGTCGCCACCGGCCCCGCCACCGGCAAGGTGACCTGAGCCGCGCCGCTTCTTCGCTTCATTCCAACCCGAGGTGATCCATGACCCGTCTGCTCCGCGCGGCGTTCGCTGCGCCTGTGTTCCTGCTGTTCGCCGTTTCCGCCGCGCGCGCCGATGCCCTCGTCGCCATCGGCGAGATCTGGACCGGCCTGGTGCCGTACATCGTGGCCGCGATCGGTGCGCTGATCTCCGCTGCCGTCGGCTGGCTGGTCTATCTCGTCAACAAGAAGCTCGGCCTGTCGATCGACGACAGCCTGCGCGACAGCTTACAGACCGCGGCGGCCAATGCCGCCGGGCTCGTCGTGAACGGACTTGGCCACCGCCTTTCCGGCGCGACCATCGATGTGCGCAGCGAACTTGTCGCCGGCGCGGTGAACTACGTGCTGAAGGCCGCGCCCGACGCGGTGGTGCATTTCGGTCTGACGCCGGAGGCGGTGGCGGAGAAGATTCTCGCGCTGCTGCCGCGCGTGGCCGGCACCACGCCGACGACCGGCGAGGGTGGCTGACATGCTGTCCGCCGTTGCGGCGTGGCTCGGCTCGCAGGGCGCAGCGCTGGTGCTCGGCTGGCTTGGCCGCTTCCTGCTCGACGTCCGGGAGCGCGCCCGCGCGCAGCGGGACAATGCCGACCTCGCCGCGACGCGGGCACGGCTCGCTCAGGCGGAGGCCGTGATCGCCGCGCAGCAGGCGGAGCTCGTGGCGCAGGCGGCCGCGCCCCGCACGGTCTCTGAAGCCATCGCGCGGCTGGAGGAGGGCTCGGCGTGATCTGTCTCGGCATTCTCGTGATGATCTGCCGGCTGGAGGCTGCGTCGCCGCCGGCGGTGGTCTGCCCGCCGGTGCGGCCGTGGTCGCGCATGTTTCAACAGCACGTCGCGGCCGAGCTGCGCGCCGCGCCGCCGGGCAGCGCGCTGGCCGCGGTCGCGATCCAGGCAATCGGCGACCGGGACACGGCGCGCGCCTGCGCGCGGGGCAGTCGACCGGCGAGGTGA